TTTTCTGTCTTTAACATCTTAATCCTCCAAAAATTCCGCAGCTTCCATTTTGTTCATCTCAGTCAGTACAAAATGATATACTTCCTTATCCTCCAGATCCTTCTCGTTGTTTTCATAATCAGTCAGTTTCTCCCTGAGAAGAATCCAGAGCTTACGATATTTCTTACTCATCTTTTTCTACCTCTACGGGAAGCTCAAATCCCAAAATGCTAGCAATGTCCTCCCGTGAAATATTGTAATCGCTTTTGATAGTAAAGGCTTTTAAGGCTTCTATTCGCGCCATCGCACGTATTCCATTCTCATATCTGGCTAAAGATACATTAACCATAATAGTTCCATCTTCCATCTTGATTTCCTCCTGAGCCCTATGTATAATAGGGGTGTAAATTAATTACCAGTTACTTGGATTCCCTGGCTGTTCCCGCAGCTGGGGTCTCTTTTTATCCTTCCGGCATATATCGATTATCTTGATCATCTCATCATAAAACTTCGTCATAAACGGGTCGACTTGTCCATCAACCTTACTAATCCAGTCCGCTATAAAGGCCTCATAGTCTATGTCACTCATTGGAATACACTTTTCAATGAGCTCTTTTACTGCCTGCAAAAGTTGGTTGTCCAGTTCTTGATTCACCATGGCTTGCCCCCTCTCACATCACTTCCAACGAGCCGCATACCGCAAACAGCAAGGCCAAGCTTGCCAGAAAAATAAGTGCCATCTTCATATAGCATATAACCTTGTCTATTACGGGGTGTCTGCTGTGGTCAGTGTAATCATCTAAGTTATCAAAGTACTTTTGCATTGCCGTCACCCCTTACAATCTTCTGCTAATTTAAGCAGATACTGATCCCACTTGTTTACATCCACCTGCCATCTGCGGCCAACGCGGATTGCTGGTGATCCTTTTCTCTTAAACAAGGATTCTATCGTGTTGTGGCTTATGCCGTGGCGCTCCACGCAGTCCTTGATTGTTAGGAATTGCTTGTCCGACACTCTTCTCACCTCCTCTTTTCAATGTACTGTTATGTATCCTGGGAGTCTTCCAGTAAGCTGTCTATGGTTACTCCTAGTAGTTTTGCTACTCTGTAAACCCTCCATATACTTGGCTCATTCTCATCCCATTTGCAAATACTACTTCTAGGAAATTCAAGGGTCCTCTCTAGATGCGAAATAGAAATGTTCTGCAGATCGCATAAGTTCTTTATGTTATTGTAAAGCAATCTTTCACCTCCTAATTTTTATTATTGCGTAAAATTTTATGATTTTACCTTGACTTTTTGCGTAAAATATTCTACAATTAAAAGCGCCAACAATTAATAATAAAATAAACACATTAAGTATGACATTCGCAAAATCTTGCGCAACTCATGATTTTATTATACATAAAATTTTGCGAATGTCAATAGTTAATTGCGCAAAATTTTGAGGTGTGATAAAAATGGGATTATACGAACAAATTCGGGATACAGCCAAAATAAAAGGATACTCAATTAATAGACTAGAGCAAGAGCTCGGGTTTGCCAGAAGTTCTATCAATAAATTTAATAAAAATACTCCTAGCGCAGACAAATTGCAGAAAATTGCAGAGCTTCTAGGGGTCTCTGTTGATTATCTGTTAAAAGGACAAGAATCAACAGAGAGGCACCCCGAAGTTTCTACGTTAGAAACGTTGGCTGCACATTTTGATGGGGACGAGCTATCAGAAGAAGAAATGGAAGAGATTATGAATTACGTTGAATTTGTGAAAAGCAGACGAAATAAATAGAATTATGTGGGGGCAACAGAGTAATGAATGAGTTAGAAAAAGAAGAACAGGAAGCGGCAGACGTTGGTTTACACATCGACTATGTTCCTTTTAAGAGTGAAAATATTAAAGGCTTATACTGTGATGGATCTATAGCAATTAGTAATCGCGTTGAAACGTGTGTGGAAAAAGCATGTATACTTGCTGAAGAATTAGGGCACCATCATACATCTTCTGGTATAATTTTAAATATGGAAAGTACCGCTAATCAGAAACAGGAAAATTTCGCAAGGCTCTGGGCCTATAATAAAATGGTCACAATAGAAAAAATAATTTCCGCTAAGGAAGCTGGTTGCTGTAATCGATATGAGATTGCTGAACATCTTTGTGTAACTGAGACTTTTCTCCAAGATGCAATAGATTGTTATCATTCAAAGTATGGCCTCGGCTTCCAAAAGGGTGAATACATAATATTATTTGAGCCATTCAATATCTATAGAATGACGGGAAGTGTATCGAAATAGAAGTTTTACATTAAGATTAAAATAGCCATAGGCTTTTTAATAATATTTTTAAGAAAGAAGGAAATGAGTATGGGAAAAGAAAAACCAACAACAAAAGTTTGTAAGCATTGCAAAACAGAGATACCTTATGGTGCAAAGATATGTCCGCAGTGCCGCAAAAAGCAAAAAGGAAAAGGCGGCTTAATTGCCATAGCTGCTGTTGTCGTGATAGGAATTATTGGCGCGGCATCAGGAGGTGGCTCTAATAAGACCCAAGCCGGACCTGCCGCAGAAGCCGGAGCTAAAGTTACAACCGCAGAAGTTACGGAAGCAGCAATTGAATATACTGCTTATAGTGTGGGCGATATGATGAGTGATTTAAAAGCAAACGCCCTGAATGCAAGTGAGAAATACAAAGGACAGTATGTGGAAATCACGGGAGAACTTAGCAATATAGACTCAGATGGCAAATATATATCTTTAACACCTTCAGATGAAGCTTTTGCAATTATCGGCGTTCAATGTTATATAAAGAATGATGATCAGAAAAGCAAGGTCGCAGGAATGACAAAAGGCGAAGCTGTTACTTTAAAAGGAAAGGTGACACAAGTAGGCGAGGTATTAGGATATTCACTTGATATTACAGAAATAAATTAAATATGAATTACAAAAACCGCCCGGTGCTGGTAACACCGAACGGCTTAACATAGAATTTCTCTTACCGGACTTCCGGAAAGATATATCTACCTTATCAGTAGAATTATATCATTTTCCAAACGTCCTGGCAAGGGGCGTATTTTTGTACCCAAAAATAAGTTGTGACATCACAACTCACGAAAGGAAATGATATTATGGCTGAGAAAAAGAAGAAAAGAAAGGATGGAAGATACTCCAAACAAGTAACCATAGGACTAAGGAACGGTAAGCCGATCCGTAAAACCATTTACGGAAAAACGCAAAAAGAACTGGACAAAAATTATAGGGATTTCATGAGTTTAAAAGATAAGGGGATTATTCTGCAAGAAATAAATATGACCTTCCGAGAGCTTTCGGAGTTATGGCTTACGAATGAAAAGATAGGGAGTGT